AGAAAACCTTGAAGCGGGTCAACGGCAGTCGCATCCGTCTCGCTCATGCCGGATCGTCGACCGCGCTGAAATCAGATCCGGCCGCGTTCGCGCTTGTGGACGAATACGACGAGATGATCCGCAACGTGCGCGGGCAGGGCGATCCGCTCGGCCTCGTGGAAGCCCGCGGTGATACCTATGCGGATTTTACTGTGGGCGTGGTCTCGACGCCGTCGATGGGCATGACAGAGATCGAGCGCGACGAGGCCAGTGGTCTTGAGTTCTGGGCGGTGGCTGACACCGACGACGTCAAGTCGCCAATCTGGCGGTTGTGGCAGGAAGGCACGCGCCATCATTGGACATGGCGATGCCCGCATTGCGCGGAATGGTTCGTTCCGCGCTTTGCACTGATGCAGTGGCCGAAGAACGCGACGCCGGCGCAGGGTCGTCGCGAGGCGTGGCTGAAGTGCCCTAATCATGGCTGCGTGATCGAGGAACATCACAAGTCGCAGATGAACGCGCGCGGCGTTCACGTCGCGCCGGGCCAGACGATCGACAATGATGGCACCGTGATCGGCGAGCCGCCCGACAGCTCGACGCTGTCGTTCTGGATATCGGGGTTGGCGTCGCCGTTCGTTTCCTTCGGTCAGCGCGTCGAGAATTATCTGACCGCGTTCCGGAGCAACGAGAGCGCGAAGATCCAGACGTCGATCAATTCGCAATTCGGCGAGGTCTACATCGACGGCGTCGGCGACGTGCCGCCGTGGGAGAGCATTTACGAGAACCGGCTCGGCTATCGAAAGAACACTGTGCCGGAGGCGGTGCGCTATCTGACATTCGGCGGCGACGTGCAGAAAAATCGCATCATCTGGGTGGTGCGCGGCTGGGGTTATCGCGCGACGTCATGGCTCGTCGCTAACGGCGAGCTGATGGGCAACACCGCCGAACCTGACGTCTGGTCGGACTTGGGCGAACTGCTGCAGACGCCGATCGACGAGACGCTGATCAAGCTGGCGTTCGTGGATAGCGGCTTTCGTCCCGGCAAAAAGGAAGGCGTGCCGGTCAATCGCGTTTACGAATTCTGCCGACGCCATCGTCGGTTCGTGTTCCCGACCAAGGGGTCGTCGCACATCATGCTGCGGCCGCTCGTCAAGGCGACGATCGAGGTGACGCAACAGGGCAAGGTTGCGCCGTACGGCCTTGAGCTGATCCGGCTTGATACCGATCACTGGAAGTCATTTGTCCATGAGCGCCTGCGCTGGCCGCACGATCAGCCGGGCGCCTGGCACATTCACAACGATATCAGCGAGGACTATTGCAGGCAGCTCGTCGCCGAGGCGCGCGTGATGACGCCCAGCGGCAAGCCGCAATGGGTGCAGCGATCGCGCGAGAACCATTATCTCGACGCCGAAGCGATGGCGGCCGCGGCGGGCTACATGCTCAACGTTCAACATCTGCGCGGCACTGGGATCGTGCCCCCAACCAGTGACGCGCAGCTAGCGAGGCCGACGTCGGACGCCATGCCAGCGCCGGTCTCGCGACCTGTTCTCGTCGTGCCGCCGCGCAAGTCCGCAGCGGAGCGCATCGCCGAAATGGCGCGACGTCTCAACGGTTAGGATCGCCGCATGTCGAAACCGCGCATTCGAGTTGATACCAGCGGCAAGGCGCTAGGCGTTGTGGTCGATGGCACATTGCATCGCACCAAAGCCAGCTACATGCGAGGCAACCAGTCGCCGTTCTTCTTTAACTGGAACCCGGCGCTGCGCGACATTCGCGACGACGTCCGGCTCGGATATGTCGAGGCGGCCGCGCGCACGATCGATGCCATGCACAACTCGGGCTGGATCGCTGGCGCTGTCGACCAGTCGATCGCCAGCACCATCGGCACCGGCCTGCGCCTGGCTGCACGTCCGGACCGCGCAACGCTCGGCTGGACAAGCCAACAGGCCGACGAATGGTCGGAGACGGTCGAACGTCGCTGGACAATCTATTCCGAGAACGCGCTGGAATGCGACGTGGCCGGCAAGATGAACGTCGCCGCTCAAACCGACGCCGTGATCCGCTCCTATTACTCGCACGGCGAGGCGCTCGCGCTGCTGCCGTACCTGAAGCGCCCTTGGAACATGAACGGCACCAAGGTTCAACTGTTGCCGCCGCATCGCCTGGTCCAAGACAGCAATCCGGCAACGAACAAGTTTCAGGGCGTCACGACTGACCGTTACGGATTGCCGATCACCTACACGATCAAGCAGCGCGCCGAAGATATTCAAAGCGTCGACATTCGCGCGCGCGACGGCATCGCGCGCCCGCAGGTCGCGCACATCTTCGAGGGACTGCCGGGACAAATGCGCGGCATCGATCAGCTTAGCGACGCGACGCTGCAGGCGGCCTTGATCCAGGCGCTGTTCGCGGCGACGGTCGAAGGCGATGCTCCGACCGAGGAAATTCTGCGCGGTTTGCAGAGCGAGGACGAACAGGCGAACACTCAGGGCGTCGGTGCACCGGGCTATGAGCCGCTGATGGCAGCTCAAACCGCGTGGTACTCAAACACGAAGATAGATCTCGGCGGCCCCGGTCGCATCGCGCATATGTTCCCCGGCGAAAGCCTGAAGTTCAATCGTTCGGAGCATCCGAACAGCACCTATGAGAGCTTCGCCAAGTTCCTGTTGCGCGAAGTCGCGCGCTGCCTGGGCATGACGTTCGAGACGTTGACCGGCGACTATAGCGGCGCGACTTATTCCAGCGTCCGGATGGCGACGTCGGAAATCTGGCCGATCATCCTGCGCCGCCGCGGCTTGTGCGCTCGCTTCCTGCAGATCGTTTATGAAGCGTGGCTGGAAGAAGAGATCGAGCAGGGCTTCATTCCGTTTCCGAACGGCATTTTCGGGTTCATGGCGAACCGGCCGGCCGCCGTGATGGCGAACTGGCGGGGCCCGGCCAAGCCGCAGGCCGACGATCTCAAGACCGCGAAGGCGCATCAGGTTTACAAGCAGATGGGTATCATGAGCGACGAGCGCATCGCCGACGATCTCGGCTATGACATCGGCGACGAATACGAACGCCGCTCGCGCGAAAAGAAGTTGCGCGAAAGCCTTGGTCTTCCGGAAGGCGACACGATGGCGCCCGACCCCGAAGTCGAGGCGCTGCTCGCCGAAGACAATCGGAAGAAGGAAAACGCGTAATGGCATTTCCCACCGATCCTTGCGAGCTGGCGGCGTATCTGCGGGAGATTTACCTCGGCGCGGTGACAGGATCGCAGGAGACTTCGATCCGATCGCGCGGTCCGGACAGCGAACAGGAAGTTCGCTTTAACAAAATGGACCTCGCGACACTGCGACAAGAGATGATCCGCGCGGAGGATCTGTGCCGCGAGCAGCAGGGATTGCCGGTGAAGGTCCGCCGCTTCGCCATCACCGCCGGCTCGCGCCGTGTCGATCCGCCGACGAGGACCTGAGCCATGCATCACTATCTCGCGCAGATCGCCGACCGGGTGATCAACCAGCCGTTGATGATCCTGCCGGAAAAGCTGGCGCTGATCGCGTCGATCCTCGAAGGCCGGATTAATATCGACGCCTCCGGAATGTTCGCTGAGGATGCGACGCTCAAGGACCTGGTCGGCGAGGAAATCAATAAGCCCATGGGCTCGCGTTACGTCGGCGACTTCGCGCCGATCGACCCGAACAACCCGCGCGCCGGTCGCAAGTCCTATCGCACGACCCAGGAAGGCGTCGCGATCATCCCGGTGCACGGCTCGCTTGTGAACCGTGGCGGCTTCCTCGACGCCATGTCCGGCATGACGTCTTACGAGAAGCTGAAACATCAGCTGAACGCCGCCGCCGCGGACAAGGACGTCGCCTCGATCCTGCTCGATATCGACAGCCCCGGCGGCGAGGCCATCGGAGCATTCGAGACCGGCGACGCTGTCCGGAAGGCGACGCTGTCGAAGCCGGTTATAGCCAGCGCGAACGGCCTGTGCTGCTCGGCGGCCTACGCGATCGCTTCGGGCGCGTCGCGGATCGTCGCGTCCAAGTCGAGCCTCGTCGGCTCGATCGGCACCGTGATGTTGCATCTCGATCGATCCAAGCAGCTCGCCGACGCGGGCATCAAGCCGACGCTTTTCACCACCGGCAAGCGCAAGGCGGACGGCAATCCGTTTTTCGAGCTATCGGACGAAGTGAAAGGCGAATTGCGCAGCTACGTGCAGCGCGTCAACGCCAATTTCATTCAGGCAGTCGTCGACCATCGAGGCATCACCGCAGAGGCGGTGCTCGCTCTCGAGGCCGGCGTGTTCATCGGAGCCGAAGCCATCGCCCACGGCCTCGTCGACGAAGTCGGCAGCTTTGAAACTGCGCTGTCCGACTTGACCAACGGGGCACATCGTCAACTCACACCACGAAAGGCACTTCCAATGAGCGACAAGACCTATACCCAGGCGGAGCATGACGCGGCGATCGCCAAGGCCCGCACTGAGGGCCACACCGAAGGCCACACCGCGGGCCTGATCGTCGGCAACACCCAGGGCGTGAAGTCCGAGCGCGAACGCTTCAAGGCGGTGCAGTCGTCGGAAAACTACAAGGGTCGCGAGACGTCCGCGAACCACATCCTGCACACCACCGACATGAGCGCCGACGATATCGGCGCGGTGCTGTCTGGCCTGACTGCCGCTCCGGTCGACGCCAAGAAGTCGCTGCCGGAAGATCGCGCGCAGAACCAGCCGAACGGTCTTGTGGTCGAGGGTGCGCAGAGTGAAGGCGGCAAGTTGCCGCCCGCCAACGACTTCGAAAAGGGCAAGGCGATCGGCGCCTCGCTCAAAAAGTAATTCGCCGGGGCGCGAGCCTCTGCGAAGCGTTTCCGTTTCAACTTCCAACCTTGGAGCATCCCGATGGGTGACTTTGACAACACTTCGCTGTTCGCCGATGACGTGCCTTACACGCACATCAGCGGCGTCCTACTCGACCAGAATGCCAACTTGCTGCGCGGCACCGTGCTGGGCCGCATCACCACGGGCGGCAAATGGACCGTCTCGCTTTCGGCTGCGGTCGACGGTTCGCAAGTGCCGCGCGGAATTCTCGCCTATGACGTTCCCGATCCGGGCTCCGACTTCACGGTCGCGATCTACGATCAGGGATCGTTCGTCAGCGAGAAGCTGATCTACGGCACCGGTCACACGGCCGTCACCGTCGAAGCTGCGCTCCGCGCCGCGTCGATCAACATCCGCCTGAAATCGGTCGGCGCCGTCAAGCCCGCCTGATTTCTCCCAACCATCCCGTCATCACATAGGACGCCCATCGCGGGTGTCCTTTTTTGTTAGAGAAGAGGACACCAACAACTATGGTTGAACGCTACACCACCCAAACGCTGCTCGGCATTCTGACCGAAGTGAAGCGCCCCAAGCGCTTCCTGCTCGAGAAGTTCTTCCCTCGGGAGCAGACCTTCGGCACGGAAGAAGTGATGTTTGACAAGCTGCTGGCGTCGCGTCGCCTCGCGCCGTTCGTTTCGCCGCTCGTCAAGGGCAAGCCCATGCCGCGCGCCGGCGAGGCGCTGGTCTCGTATCGCCCACCCTACGTCAAGCCGAAGCACGTCTTGACCCCGGACCTCGCGATCAAGACCATGCCGGGCGAGAGCCTGCAGGGCACGATGACGATCCAACAGCGCATCGACCGCATCCGCGCCCAGCTGCTCGTCGAGCAGGACGACATGATCACCCGCCGCGAGGAATGGATGGCGTCCTCTCTGCTGCGCACCGGCATCATGACGGTCGTTGCCGAAGATCATCCGCCGATGGCGATCAATCTGGCACGGCCGGCCGGTCACACCGTCGCGCTGCTCACCACCGCGCGATGGGGAGAGACCGGCGTGTCGCCGTTCCAGAACCTTCGCACCTGGGCGGGCACTGTTGCCGCGGCATCCGGCGCCGCGCCGAGTGAGGTGGTGATGGACCCGCTGGCGGCATCCTTGCTGCTGCAGGACCCGTTCCTGATCTCGAATATGCAGATCTATCACCAGCCGCCGCGCAGCATCGATCTGCTCGGCTCGCTGGCGGTACCGGACGAGGCGCAGTATCTCGGCTCGATCGGCGGCTTCAATTTCTATCAGTACCAAAGCACGTATCTCGAGGCGAACGGCACCGTCGGCAAGTTCATGCCGGATTACACCGTCATCCTCGGAGCCGTTTCGGCCGCCGAAGGCATCCGCACTTACGGCG